GAACAGATCAACGCGCTCATACCCAAAAGCAAAGTCATCGAGGTCAACGGCGAGAAGGCCCGGATGTTGGTGAACTGGGACTTTGAAGAGTGGCGCATCCTCAAAAACATGGGCATCAAAGACGTGCCCCATCCGATCTGGGGCCGATACACATGGCCCGGGGTCTACACACCGTTTGACCACCAACGCACCACCGCTGCGTTTCTTGCCTCTCACCCCCGTTGTTACTGCCTGAATGAAGCCGGTACCGGCAAGACTAGTGCGGCGGCGTGGGCGGCTGACTATCTACTTAGTCAGGGGCAGATCAAACGCGTGTTGGTTGTGTGCCCTGTGTCGATCATGGACACGGCGTGGCGGGCTGATTTATTTCGTACTGTCATGCACCGCTCAGTGGGCATTGCGTCAGGCACTCGTAAGCAACGCGAGGCTATCATCGAAGGCGATTACGAATTTGTGATCATCAATTTCGACGGAGTGAAAGTGGCGCATGAAGCTCTCAAGCGTGGTGGGTTTGACCTCATCATTGTTGACGAGGCGAACTACATCAAGTCCGTCTCAACTGACCGCTGGAAAGCGCTCGCTAGCCTCGCTAGCCCAAGCACATGGATATGGGCCATGACGGGTACTCCTGCCGCGCAGTCGCCGCTTGATGCGTATGGGTTGGCTAGACTTGTGAACCCCAACTCTGTGCCCCGCTTTATTGGCCGCTGGCGCGACATGGTCATGACCAAAGTCACGCAGTATAAGTACGTACCACGACCAGAGGCATCAAAGATGGTGTTTAACGTTCTGCAACCTGCGGTTCGCTTCACCAAAGAAGAATGTCTTGATCTCCCTGAATTGTTATACACAACTCGAGACGTGGCGCTGACAGACCAGCAGAGCAAGTACTACAAGAAGGTCAAGCACGACATGATCGCCATGGCTGCCGGTGAAGAGATCACTGCGGTGAACGCCGCAAGCCAGTTGAACAAACTGCTTCAGATCGCACAAGGCGCGGTCTATACCGACACTAGGGAAGTTGTTGACTTTGACGTTGGCCCCCGGCTTGACGCTCTCAAAGAAATCGTTGACAGCACTGAGCGCAAAGTCATTGTGTTCGTGCCCTATCGGCACGTGATGGAGCGGGTGCAGGCTGAGATGGTCAAACACTTAGGCAACTCCAACGCGGTTGAGGTCATCCATGGCGGCGTAGCCGCAGGGGCTCGTGCAGACACTATCAAGCGGTTTCAAACGGAGGAGAACCCCCGGGTTCTCATCATCATTCCAGCGGCGGCAGCGCACGGTATTACGCTGACCAAGGCTGACCAAGTTGTATGGTGGGGGCCTGTCTCCTCGACAGAAATCTACCTGCAAGCAAACGCCCGTGCACACCGTGCCGGGCAAACAAACAAGGTGACGGTAACGCACCTACAAGGCAGCCCTGTAGAACGGCGCATGTACAACCTGCTCCAGAACAAGATCGACATGCACAACCTCGTGGTTGATCTTTTTAATGAAGAACTGGCTTGACAAGCTTGCTTTACAGAGTACACTTAAACAAAAAACGGAGAAACAAATGGACGCAGAAAAACTGGTGAAAACCTACATCCGCATCCGTGACGCCAAAGAAGCCGTCACCAAAAAATGCAACGAAGAAGTCGCTGTGCTGCAAGCGCAGATGGACACCATTGAAGAAGCCTTGCACGAGATCTGCAAAGCTACCGGCCAGAACGGCGGCAAAACTACTGCAGGTACGTTCACTCGCAGTGTCAAGACACGCTACGAGGCTACCAACTGGGACAGCATGTACAAATTCATTATGGAAAACAACATTCCAGAAGTATTTGTGCGCAACCTAAACCAAACAAACTTGAAGCAGTTCCTTGACGAGCATCCGGACAAACTGCCGGAGGGGCTGAACGTACGTAATACGTACACGATCACTGTGAGGAGACCTTCATGAAATGACTTCCATGCTTCCCATTCTTTTCTCAACCAAAGGTTCATACTATGCAAACATCAGAACAAATTGCCGCCCGCTGCTCCGCAGCGTTTGACGACATGATGGCGGTCGCCAACGACCACGATTTGTCCATCAAAGAGTTAGCTGAAGTGGGGCTCAACCTCATGTGCTGGTCGCTTGAGTCTAGCGATAACCCCCCTCCGGCGGACCTAGTCATGCGTGCGGTCGACGAGTGCCGCGCTATTGTCCGCGAAAGCCTAAACCCTTCCAATCCCGTTCAATAAAGGAAATTCAAATGAGCAATATCACTCTTTTCAAATCGGGCAACGTTGCCCTTCCCGACTACCTGCAAGGTGCAGATGACCTGACTAAATCACTGGCTGGCAACGGCGGTGGTGGCGGTAAGCAAATCTCCATCAAGGGTGGCGTCTGGCGCATGATTGTGAGCGGCGAAGAAGTCGCCCGCAACGAAGACCGTGCCATGAACTTCGTGATTCTGTCTGCATCCAAGCACGTACACCGTACGTTCTACGCGGGCAAGTTCGAAGAAGGCAAAGACTCCTCCCCCACCTGCTGGTCGGATGACGGCAAAGCCCCCCAAGCTGATGTGCCTGCTGCTCAGCGCCAATGCGCTACCTGCGATAAGTGCCCCCAAAACATCGAGGGTTCTGGTGAAGGTAAGTCACGTGCTTGCCGTTATAGCCGCCGCTTGGCTGTCGCGTTGGAAGGCGATCTGGAAGGCAACATCTACCGTCTGCAACTGCCCGCTAAGTCGATCTTCGGCAAACCCGAAGGCGACAAGATGCCTCTGGATGCTTACGCCAAGTTCTTGGCTGGCCATAACGTGCCCGTTGGTGGCGTTGTGACTGAAGCTCGCTTTGATACTAGCGAAGCTGTGCCTGTGTTGAAGTTCCGTGCGGTTCGCCCTCTGAGCCGTGACGAGTACATGATCGCCCAAGAGCGTGGCAAGAGCGAAGAAGCCCAGCGCGCAGTTGAACTGAAGATCGTTCCCCGCAAGGAGAAGGGCGCCCCTGTTGAAGCCGCCGCGTATGCCGAGCCCGCACCCAAAGCAGTGTTCGCGCCTACCCCGAAAGCTGAAGTTGTGGCAGAAGAAGAGCCAGTGCGCCGCCCCAAAAAGCCGGTAGCTGCTGCTCCCTCTGAATCTCGCGTGGATGACATCCTGAAGGATTGGAGTAGCGACGATGACGAAGAGTAACTCCCGTGGGTACTCCCTACGGACGGTGAAGCAGGTGGAAGCCGCTGATCCTACCCTGCCGGGGGTGCGTCTGGCCAAAGTGTGCATCGCTCGGGACATCCCGGTCGTTGACGTGGCGGCCAAATTTGGCGTGTCAAGGGTTGCCGTATATAGCTGGTTTACTGGCCATAGCAAACCCCGTCAGAAACAACTTGAGTTGATAGAAGAAATTTTGAAGAAACTCACTGGTTCTGCCGCATAATTGGCATCCTTCTAGGGCTAGACTCGGCTGATCCCCGGGTGACAAAGCAGATTACGGGTCTGCGGCCCTAGAACCCCCTACCCGTCGCTTTCCGTGAGGTACCGTGAATAACTTTTTAGAAACCATTCTCCCCGAGACAGGCACGTATTGTGTGGTGGGTATCAAGAATGGCAAAACAAAACAGCGGTTCTACAAAACGATCGACGAGATCTCCATTGCGGCTAACGCATTGGACTCTGATGGCACAGACGCATACTTCGCCCTTGCAACTTTCAAAGATGACTCTGCTCGCACCGCAGCTAATGCTGCTTTGCTGCGTTCGTTTTTTGTGGATCTTGACTGCGGCGAGAACAAGCCATACCCCGATCAGACAGCTGCCGCAACTGCCCTGTCGCAATTCGTAACAGACACCGGCCTACCCACTCCGTACGTTGTGTACTCTGGTGGCGGCCTGCACGCATACTGGCCATTTGAAGAGGCGATGCCAACTGATGTGTGGCTACCCGCCGCACGCGACTTCAAGGCTATGTGCGTTGCGAACAAACTCGGTATCGACCTGAGCGTGACGGCTGACGCCGCACGTATTCTGCGCGTGCCGGGCACACACCACTACAAGACCGGCGTACCAAAATCGGTTCATGTGGCGGTCAACGGGCAAGTCACACCCTTCAGTGAGCTGATGAAGAAGGTTCCCACACAGGTGGACTTGAGCGCTGCTGCTTATGGCACTGACGCGTTGACCCGTGACCTCGCCGGTAGTGATTACCCCAAGAGTAAGTTTTCCCGTATCGTCAAGAAGAGTTTTGCTGACGCAGGATGTAACCAGATTCGGATCGCCATTCAGGAAGCCGCTACGCTGGAAGAGCCTCTGTGGCGCGCCGCCTTGTCTATTGCTTGGAACTGCGTGGATGCAGAGACTGCTATCCATAAACTCTCACAGAATCACCCGCAGTATGAAGCTAACGACACGGTCGAGAAAGCCGAGCGCCTGACCGGCAAGCCATACACATGTGAATGGTACCGACTGAACAACCCCAAGGGCTGTGAAGGCTGCAAACAAAAATGCAGTAGCCCGATCTCCATTGGTCGTATCGTAGAAGCCGCCGAGCCGCAGGGCGATGTGTATATCGTTGAGGCCCCACTGCACGCAGATACGGCGGAGAACAACGTGACCGTCGAGGTGGAGATCCCTCTCTACCCTTTTCCATATTTCCGTGGCAAGAAGGGCGGCGTATTCCGCAAGGGGGAAGACAAAGACGGCAACCCAACAGAGGTAGAAATCTACGCGCAAGACCTCTACATCACCTCTCGCTTTTACGACTCTGCTGAACATGGCGATGGGGACGGCGAACTGGTAGCGCTTAACTTGCACTTGCCCCATGACGGTATTCGGCGGTTTCACTCCCCAGTAACTGCGTTGCTGGCAAAAGATTCGTTACGTGATGTGCTTGTGAAGCACGGCGTGATTGCTTACGGTAAAGATTTGGACAACATCATGGGCTACTTGGCTTCCTCTATTCGCAAACTGCAACATGGCATGGCGGCGAGCAAAACACGCAGTCAGATGGGCTGGACCCCAGAAGGCTCCTTTGTAGTTGGAGAGATCGAGCTCACTCCAGCAGGCCCCAAGCTTGCTCCACCAGCAAGCAGCACAAAAGAACTTGCCCCCTTGTTGCACAGTAAGGGTTCGATTGACGAGTGGAAAGACATCATGTCGATCTACGACCGCCCCGGTATGGAGTCGCACGCGTTTGGCTTGTTGGCTGGGTGGGGCGCTCCGCTTCTGCAACTCCTCAACAGTACGCAGGTTAGGGGCGTGTGCCTTAACTTGGTTTCCAACGCGTCTGGTACAGGCAAGACAACCGTGCAGATGGCCGTTAACTCACTTTTTGGGCACCCAGTTGAGCTGCTGATGGGTAAGCGTGACACCGCTGCCTCTATGTACCACCGCATGGGTACCCTAAACAACATCGCGCTGACGATTGACGAGATGACCAACGCCAAGCCAGAGGAAATTTCAAACCTCTTGTACAACGGCTCGTCTGGCCGAGGCGCACATCGTATGGAGTCCATGAGCAACAAGATGCGTACCAACCACACCAAGTGGTGTACCGTTGTGCTGACCTCAAGTAACGCTGTGATGGCTGATGCTCTGACTCAGTTGAACTCTGCGGCTGATGGTGAGCTGCGTCGTGTGATTGACCTGCACATTGACACCCCGTATGGCGTAGCGAAGAGCGAATCAGACGCACACTTTGCACGACTGGCTGACAATTACGGTTTGGCTGGGCCCATTTTTATTGAGCACTTGGTAGCTAACCGCGAGTCAGTCGTTGCCAAACTCAAGCAAGTGCAAGAACGCGTTGACAAAGATTTGGATATGCAACGTGGCGACCGCTACTATTCTGCCCTCGTGACCATTGCGTTTACGGCGGCGGTGTATATGCGCAAGCTTGGCTTGATTGACTGGGACCTGACCCGTATCTATAAGTACGCAGTGGCTTCTGTTACAGCAGTCAAAGACGATGTGAACGCTAGTGTGGGTAGCCCTGACGTCATGGCTCGTGAAACGCTCGCACAGTTCATCAACGAGAACATCAACAACGCGCTGATCATTTCTGCCGGTACCCCCGGTGCCCCTGCCGCACCTATTCAGCAGCCCAAGGGTACGTTGCGGATGCGATTCGAGCCAGATACTAAAGACCTCGTGATTGTGGCGACTGATCTCAAAAAGTTCTTTACCGCTCGCCGAGTGGACTTCAAAGATAGCTTGGCCCGTATGGCTAGGGCAGGGCTGCTGCGTCAGCATAAGCCCGGTGAGTACACCACAGTGCGCCGTATTGCGGCTGGGGCTTTGGGCGGTATGTCTGCACCCGCTACACGTTGTTATGTGTTTGATGGCGCGGCGATTGGCTTTGACGGAGTAGTAGATGGCTCACATGCTGAGCCTACCTGATGAGGTGCGCTTTATCGACCTGTATGGTATGCCCTACTACATATATTGGGAAAACCTGTCGATAGGCGCATCCTTCTTCCTGCCAACCACCGCAACCCCGGCACAAGTAGACAAAGCCCTAACCGCTGCCAAGAAGCATTTGAACTTCCGGTTTGCAGTTAGGGCCCGTCGTGAGTTCGGACGCCACGGTGTCAGGGTCTGGCGTACTTACTGAGCCTTCTTCAGTTCGTTCTGCACTTCGCGCAGCCAGCTGGTGATCTCCACATCTGCTTTGCGTAGCTCTTCAAGTTGGGCTCGGCGCTCTTCTTGCGTCATACCGTCTTTGGCTGCCTGATCGCTTTGCAAGTACGTTTTGTGCGCCCGCACGTTTTCGAGTTGCTGCAACGAGATATTGATCCCTTGTGCCATAGATAGCTCGAACTGGTGCTCTTCAGCGTATGCCACGGCTTTGTCGACGTCGGTTTTAGCCAGTCGGTCAAGCGTAGCTTTCTTGCTAGCGAACTTCTCACGAGCCTCGTAGAACTCGGCAATTCGGCGCGTGCCAACCTCGGGGTCGTACAGATAGTTGCTCAGCAGCATGTACTTGTGTAGCGGGCGGTCCAAGCGGTTGGGGTTCAGCAATGCGTCGGTAGCCATTGTTACGTTGGCCGCAACTGACCCAAAATAGCTTTGCAAGAAGGTGTCGATATGGATCGGAGAAACTTCAGCATTGAACTGGTTGCGAGTGAAGTCCGCGATGGCAATAGCCAACTCGGTGGTATTTGAGCGGCGCTGACGGCTTGGGTCAAGCTGCTGCTGGTACGTGCCTACCAACTGCTCTCCGGTGAAGAACGAGTAGTTAGTCAACGTCTCGATGACGGGTCGAATAGCTGCAGGCACAGGGTTCATACGCCCACCATACTGTTCAAACGCGTACTTCAATGCAGTGATCGCGGCTTCCGTACCTTCAATCTCTTCCGGTGTTCCGCTGCGGCGCAGATATTCAATCGCCATCTCAGCGGGCACTTTAACGAGCGCGGCGTATTCGCCGGGCACTGCCAACTTGTATCCCCCACCAAGAATCCAGTTGTTGTGACGCGTGCGCAGATCCATCTCTTCGTACTCATCGTCGCCAGATTTCATGATGGCGTAGATAACGGAGACAGCGGCCAGCCCCCCCACTTTCCCCCAAAAGAGTTTTTGGGCTACTGATTTACTGACTGACGCCGCCGCGCCCCT